TCACATCCATAAAGTACCTTGCAAACTGCGATCTGGATGTGGTGGAACAGACTTAACACTACCGGGGGTCATAATTATTTCAGAGACAGTCTCATGCGATTTGAACGTACAACTGCAATTGATGTTCTGGCACTGGTTGTAACGTTCCTTAGTCGTCTCAGATACCTGGAAACTACTCCGTGTATGTGCAGCATTGCCACACAAAGGACAATTCATCATATGTACCTCCCATTTCGCTTTTTTGCGAATCTTACATTAAAAATTAGATTAAAGCTAATTCACTCCATCTCAATACTATTAATTTTCACTTCCAGCTCCATACTCGTGGTAAACCCGCTGTCAGTCAGGCTGTGCGTCAGTGTGGTAATGATCCATTCCGCCGCATCTATCTGCTCCTTGTAGCCGCTGACCTTCACCGGCATTTCCGTATAAAGATCTGCACGCCCCTTCGCCAACTGAATGGAGAAGGACGCCACCCCGCGCTGTAAGCGTTCCCACTGCATTTTTGCAGCACGCTCAGCGTTTGCCCGGCTGGCATAGGTCCGGCTGAGCACCAGCACGTTCTCATCGGTGCCGATCAGATAATCGCCCTGCTTTGCCTCGGGTTCCTTTTTGCTGGCGGTGGATTTGCGCTTACGCTTCACCTTGGTGACTGTCTTTTTCACCGGCTCACGCGTATGCAGCCAACTGGCGATCACGCCGGAATAGGCTTCCCGGTCAGCCAGGCTGAAGCGGTGGCCGTCGCCGTCTTTGCGCTGGATAATCATCACCGGTAGCGCTTTTCCGCTGGCCGTCTTTCCCTGCCCCTGACGGATAAACAGCAGGTTGCCATTCTTCACGCAGGCAATGGCCCCACACTGACGCCCCAGCCTCATCAGAAAACTGGCATCGGATTCATTTGTCTGGTCCAGATGGTCAATCGCCATCTTTGCCACATCATCACCGAGCGCCAGCGTCAGCCCGTGACGGGCCGCAATATCCCGCGCAATGTCGCCCACGGTCATGTTATGCCAGGACTTCTCACGCCGGATGTTCAGCGTTTCACGAAAGTCAGCGCTGCGGGCGCGCAGCATCAGTTTGTCCGGAGAGCCTGAGTGCTCTATCTCATCCACCGTGTAAGTGCCTTTTGGAAAGAGCGTTTGCCCTTCCCAGCCCAGCGCCAGCGTGAGTGCCACCCCACGACGCGGGAGCATCAGCCTGCCATCCGCATCATCCAGCTCGATGTCCAGTTGGTCAGCCTCAAAGCCACGGTTATCCGTCAGGGTCAGGCTGATAAGCCGCTTTTCAATCTTCTGCGTGACGTCCGCGCCCTCCATCGTCAGGCGGAATGCGGGAGTACTGACCGCAGCGTTAACCGTCATGGCAGCAGCCCTCCGATGACAGAAGTCATCTGCCCGGCCGCACCGGCGGCGGCGCTTTTCATTGCTACCAGTTGATCGCTCAGGCTGCCAAACATTTCGCCCAGCGATTCATCCGCACGCTTCAGCGTCAACGTGAATTCAATCCGCCTGCACGCGCCATTACTGAAGAACTCCGCGCGGGTCTGACTGAGACTTTCAATAACAAACATCCCGTAAATCGTCCCGCTCCCTTCAATCAGCGGCCATGCGCGCCCCAGCTCCGCTACCTGCTCCAGCGCAAACAGCGTCAGCCGCCCGCCGGTCATCTCAGGCAGCAGCACGCCGGACAGCGTCACCGTGTCGTTATCAGGACCAAGGAACTGCATGGCCGGGCGCACACCCACACGGCTGTTTGTCGGAAAGCGCCAGCTGCGCTGGTACTGCAACTGCTGGTAAGGCACCGTTTTCAGCATGAAAACAAACAGGCCAAGCGTCATCATCATGAATCAAACCCTCCCCGGTCACTGTATGAACTCCGCGCGCGGGCCTGAGCCTGCCGCTCTTTCTCTGCCAGCCTGCGCATCACTTCCTCCACCACATCCTGTGCGTTCTGCCCCGGTTGCTGATGGACATTAATTTCATATTTACCCTGCATGACAACAACAGGCTGTCCGCTGTCCGCGGCTGTTACTGCGCCGGGTGAGGATTTCACCGGCAGGCTCATCGGATGCACCGGACGGGCGGACGCAGGCGCGGCGGCGGCCCCCAGCGCAATCGCGGCGGCGGCAGCCAGTGAAGTCGTACGACGGCGACTGGTTATAGTGGCAGGTCCGTTCACCAGCTCAGGGCCATTTTCTCCCGCAATGCCAAACCGCCCGGACGGGATCACCCCGCCGCTGTCATACAACCCGGCAAAGCCGGTGGCCGGACCCGGCCCCCTGACGGGTGTCTTTGGCAGCGCAGGCGATGCACTGTCCGGCTTCATCCAGTCCGGCAGGAAGCTGGTCAGGGATGACAGTTTGCTCCTGAGCCCTTCCCACTTCTGGCCGATCCCCGCCATCAGGCCGTCAATCATCTGAGAACCCGCCTCCTGAAAGCGGGCGGGCAGCGCCTGCACATCAGCCACAATCTCATTCCATTTCGTACTGATGTAAGTCCGTATGGCAGCCCAGACGGCACTGACCTTTGCACTGATCCCGCTCCATAATGCGGCAAGCTTCGGCCCCAGCGTGTCCCAGTTCTGCCAGATAAGCAGCGCCCCGGCAGCAATCAGGCCGATCACGGCCAGAATGGGGTTCGCCATCATCAGGCGGCCCAGCCACAGAATGCTGTTACCCGTCAGTCCCAGCGCCCCCCGGATGAGGCTGAATGCGCTGACGGCCTTAATGCCCAGCGCGCCACAGCTCAGACGCAGGACGGCCAGCGGGCCAAGTACGGCAGCGGCAGCCAGCGACAGTGCCCCCACGGCGGTGGCCGCGATGGCAAAGCCCGCGCCAAGTTTAAACAGTCCGGCGGTCAGCTGCGGGTGCTGCTTCGCAAAATTGCCCAGCGACGTGGCAAGACTGCCCAGCCAGTCAGACAGGCGCTTGAGATCGGGCGCAACGGTTTCACCAATGGCGGCCATGGCGTTGGTAAAGGAGCCGGTGGCCGCTTCCCATTTGTTGCCCAGGGTGCCCAGCGAGGCGTTGACCCGCTCACGCAGCGCGGCCTGATTGTCCAGCTTCGCGGCCGTTTCGCGGTAGCCCTCAATGCCTTTGCTGATCATGATGTTCAGCGCCTGCAAAGTTTCCGCATCGTCACCAAAAAGGGTCTTAATAACGGATTGCCTCTTACCGTCGTCGGTGAGGGTCCTGAGCTTAGCCAGCTGCGCATACAGGTTTTCCAGCCCGGCAAACTGGCCCTTTTCATTCTGGAACTTCAGCGTGATCCCCGTGCCCGCCAGCTCATCATTGGCTTTGCCGGTCTTTTTATTATTCAGCGTGGCCTGAAAAATCTTGCGGTAAGCGTTACCGGCTGACTCACCGGCCATGCTGGCCTGATCGGCCATCACCAGCAGCGGCGCGAAGGTTTTCGCAGCGGTTATCCCCTTCTCGTGAATAATGTCCATCGCACTGCCGATTTTGGAAAAGCCCTGCAACATGTTGTCGGCGTCCACACCGGCATAGAACCCCTTCTGAATGATGTCGGTCAGCGCCATCATGTCCTTTTCGCTGGTCTGCGTGGCATCCTGCAACTTTGCCGCAAACTCCGCCGCAGCTGTGGGGGCCATCTTCAGCTGTACGCCGAGGTAAGCCGTGGCTTCGCCCAGCCCGCCCAGAATGGCCTGTGCGCTCATCCCCTGACGCCTGAGCATGGTCATCATGTTCTGAAAGTCCGCCGTGGTGCCGGGCAGCTTGTCGCCCAGGCTGACGGCCAGCCGGTTGATTTTCTCAAACTCCGGCAGCACCTTCGCCCCCGGCCCCATCATGGAGGCAGCCAGCTGCGTGGACGCGTCTTCCGATTCAGAGTACGCCCGCACCGGGGCCAGCATGGTCATGCCGGTTGTCACGCCGGTGGCAACCATGCCCGCGCCGTTACCGGCCAGGCTGTTGCGCATTTCCATCGTCTTATCATGGCGGGTGCGCATAGCACTCAGCTTTTGCTGACGCTCGCCCAACTTACGTAACTGAGCCTGCTGGCGCTCAATGGCCGCGCTGGCCCCGTTCGCATCCGTTCTCAGGCGTCGCTGTGCCGCACTCAGCTGTTTTGTATCGATACCTGCCGCGCTCAGCGCCTCACGCTGCCGCTGCACGGACAGGCGCAGCCCGTTATACGTCTGCTGAAGTTCGCCCGCCCGGCTTCTGGCCTGCGCCAGCAGCTTTGCCTGCTGCGCCGTGGGTTTACTGGTCGCAGCAAACTGCGTCGCCAGCTGCGCGGCCTCATGCCGGGCGGTTGCCAGATTCTTTTCCGTGATGGCAAGCTGGGAGCGGGTTTTACGAAAGCCATCAATACGTCCGGCCTGTTCATTCAGTGACTTCAGGCTGTCTTTGCTGGCCTTAAGCGCGGCGGCCAGCTCCCTGGAGCCAGCCTGCGCATTTCTGAAAGGGCGGGTGATTTTATCCACCGCGTCAAGGACGACCTGCAACCGCAGGCTGGTATCACTCATCGTCACCGGCTCCGTTTCGTCGGACTGCTCTGTGCCGCCATTCAAGCACCTCCGTCAGCGTCATGTTCTCCGTGGCGGAGGGCGGCCAGTGAAATACGGTGGCGATATCCGCCACCAGATCGTCTGTCGTCAGGCCGTCTGGAAATCCGACGTCACCGACTTCGGCAACAAAAAAGTGACCACCTCCACCGACAGCGAAAGCAAATCGGCCGGGTCCATTTCGTTGATTTCATGCGGCTGGAGCGCAGGCATCGAAATGCGTGGCAGCACCACCATCATGGCGTTCACGTCCATATCCATCAGCGCCTGAAGGCGGGTGCCGCGCAGTGCGCCGGACTGAGGCTTGCGCAGGGTCACCTGGGTGATGGTTTCCTTACCGCGCTGCACAGGGGTATCCAGCATCACGATTTTTTGCAGCGGAAGGGTTACCGCCTGTTCCGTTTCTTTAACCATTTCTTTTATTTCCTGAATTCAGTGAGAAAGAGCGGCAGGCGTCACCCTGCCGGTGTTATCAGAGGCCCAGCGCGTTGCGGTGGGCTTCAAGCAGGTCAACGCCGTCGACAATTTCGACCATGTTCACGTTATCCACCTCGTAAACCACCTCGCCATTAATTGTCAGTCTGGCGTAGCTGTTGGTGCCGGACACTTTTGTGGTACTGGACTCGCCGGTTTTCCATTCGCCCGAGTCCACTTCCTTGTGGCGGCCGCGCACAACCAGCTCCACCGCCTGAACCTCAGCGGTGTCATCACGCTGGATAGAGCCGGTGAAACGCAGCTGGATCCCGTCCGCTCTGGTGGCCCCCATCTGTTTAAACAGCAGCAGCTCCGTGCCGCCAATCGAAAACTCCGTATCCAGCGCGCCGTCATCCAGCCCCATATCAATATCCACCGCGCCGGGCATCCCGCCGCCACGGTATTTTTCAAACTTGCGGGTAAACTTCGGCAGCGTCACGGACTCCACCACGCCCATCCAGTTGTTACCGGCGTTAAAAAGATTCAGGTGCTTGAGCTTGCGGGGTAAGGCCATTTTTGTGTCTCCTTATGCGCTGACGCGGCTGGCAAAGTTCACCAGGTACTGGTCAGTGATACGCTGACGCAGCAGCAAATTCTCCAGCGGCGGCACCGGGGTGTAATCGTAATCAATCAGCAGCTGGCCCGCTTTCAGCGTGTCTCTGGTGTTCACGCTTTCATCCAGCCAGCAGTCACCGCCGATGAGGTAACCCTGATTCACCAGGCTGCGCAGCTCGGCGCGGATACCTTCGATAATGTCACGGGCAAGCGACGGGTTTAGCGCGCCGTCAACGGCCCACATATGCGCCTCCGCCATCGTGTCCGCCAGCACCTGCGCGGTGCGCGTGTAGTTCTCAAAGGCAAACAGCGGATCGTCACTCAGGCAGCGCGAACCCCAGAAGCGGAACCCGTCCTTGCGAATAAGCGTGGTGATGTCGTTCTGGTTCAGCAGTCCGGCATCGGTGGCCGGATCCTGTAAATCCCAGAACACATCGGCGGAAATGCCGGTCACGCCGTTCACGCCAACGTTCGACAGGCTTTTGTGCCAGCCGGTCTGTTCGTCAATTTTGGCGCGCAGACCCAGCGCGCGGGCGGTAGCGTAAGCCGTCGCATCCGCACTGGTGACGGTGTCAAAGTTGATGAAATCGGGCCAGATAAGCATCCCTTCGCGCTGGCTGAAGTTAGCCCGGTAAGCGATGGCCTCTTCTACGGTTTTGCAGCCGTATGCCGCCAGATAGGCAAAGCCGCGCAGACTCTGCGCCACCGACAGCAGCTCCGTTGCCACCGCCTGGGTGTCATGCCCCGGTACGCCAAGAATGCGCGGCTTGACGCCCACCTGTGCCTGTGCGGCTAGCAGCGCCTTCATCCCGGTGCGTTTGCCGTCAGGCGTCACGCCGCCGATGATGTTGGAAGAGGTTTCCGCTTCGGTGTCACCCTGCGCCACGCGCACGACAACAGTGACGGGTTTCGCCTGGTCGGCGATGGCATCCAGCGAACGGGCCAGCGTGCCGGACTCTCCGGCCTGGCCGCTGGCGGTGAGGACGTCAGTCAGCAGTACGGGCGTGTTCAGTGGAAACACGGTTGCATCGGCATCATCGCCGGTGCAGACCATGCCCACTATTGCCGTGCTCACGGTAGTGATGGTTCGGGTGCCGTCGTTGATTTCCTCAACGCGCACGCCGTGATGATAGTCTTGCGCCATGTAACGAATCTCCTGGTAAGGGGTTTCGCTATGGTGAAAGGTACTGCGGTGAACTGCACCCGGTTACCGTTGTGTGGGAAAGGGCACAAATAAAACAGGCCCGCTGCCGGGCCAGTCTGTCAGGCGGGTATCTCAGGCCATGCTATATCAGGAGCCAGTGAAATATCCGTTCTGTTCAGATAAACGCGATACTGCTTCCACGCGTTCAGTGAAGCGATTTCGGCATCCGTCGCCATGTTCAGATCGACAGCATCCTGCAAAGGCTCAACGGCCTTATCAGCAATCAGACGCAGCTCAGCACGACGTTGCTCTGCGGTGGCAACCCGTTCTTCCTGTGAAGGTGCGGGCGCGTCTTCCCATAATGGCTGACCGCTGACACAGGTCAGGACTTTGCCATCAGGTGTGGCACAGGTGAACTGGTTAAAAACGTCTTCAGAAATTTCCACCACATCGGCAGGCCAGCTGCCTGCCGCGTCGTAATAGCTTCTGAATGCGTCCTGATAAAACGCGAGATTCGAGGGGGAGAAGTAAAATTTCATATCAGTAACCTATAGAATAAATGTCATGTCCACCCAGCGCGCCCGTCTGTACCGTGCTGACGGAGAAACCCACATGATAAGTCCTGCCAACAGAGATTATCCCGGCGGCCGTTGAATCGAGGTTTACCGCTGAGCTGGAGCCGTCAGCGTGCCATATGCCCAGGCATTCGGCTGGATAAGGCACCAGCCATGAAGAAGTGACAAGCGTACTCACGCTGGCAGGATTTGCGGAGACTTTCTGCAACAGAAAACCATTGGGTAAGGTCAGTGCCCATTTCGTCCCGTCCGAACTTTTCACAAACTTCCATGCGCTCATGTCAGGGATCTGACCGGGGTCTGTTCCGACATCCTTCCCCGCAGCCGTTCCCAGCCCGAGATTAAGAAACAGCTTCGTAAGCAGCGCGTTATCCCCGCCAATCTCAGCAAGGGCGTTTTCGGTAAGCAGATATTGATCGTGAGGATTGAGGTCACTTACGTGGTCAGCAAGCAACTTACTGGCGTACTGCCTGACGGTTAGTATGCTGTCATCAACATATTTTCGCGTCGCCAGCACCACGGACGGATCGATCTTCAACGTGATGGTATCCGTACTGTTCACAATCAGGATCATGCGCACGGTCTGGGTGCGTCCGCTCCCCTCCTGCAACGCAGGCTTGTAGGTTTCCGGCGTGTTGCAGACGGCAATCAGTGTGCCATCCTCTGAATACAGCCCCATCTCACGGATCCAGAATCCCCCTTCCGTTTCGGGAATAATCTGCTCAGCAATAATCTGACTGGCATTGTCAGGGTCAACACTCAGCGCATTAAGCGCGGCGCGACGCGTCTCGTTAACCAGCTTAGTCTGACTGGCATTGGGTGTGGGTAATGCCCCGCCGCCATCGCCCACGGCCATCTGTGTGATGTTAAGTTTGAGTCCAAGTGCGGCAGCGTTGGCTATCATGGCGGCACCTGAACTGGTCACGATTGCATAATATTTTTGTGTCATGGTCCCACTTCCAGCAGATCGATAATGTGAACCGCCGCGCCACCATAAACAGGGCCGCTGACGGAGATAAGTTCCGGGGTGTAGGGGTAAACCGTCAGTTCATCCCCGTCATAACTGACGACGGCCACCGGCATCTGACCGTTCACCTGAAGATTAATGGACATGCCCAGCAGATGGCGGCTGCACGGCTTCGCGTCGCTAATCAGCCGCTCAAGCTCCAGATAGGTTTCTTCCGTAATGCCCTGGTCCTGCACGCCGATATCCAGCCGGAATGTGCCCGGCGCCTCACCGGTCTGCCACCACTCAATAATGCGGATAAGAAAACCAAACGGCTCCACCACGCGACGGATGGCGCTGGTTGTGCCCTTGTGCTGATGGATATAGAACGCATCCTGAACCACCCGGCGCTTGACGCTTTCCGCCCAGCTTTCGTCCCAGCGGTCGACCGAAAATGCCCAGGCAAGATACGGCAGAAAACTCACCGGGCAGGTGGCCGGGTTCCACAGGTCGTGCAGCGGCACGTTCAGACCGGAAATCCCGCTGCACGCCTGCGCCAGCCTGCGCTCCAGTGCAGATGAACCGGGCGGTAACAGGCTGTTATTCATCATGCCTGCACCCCTTCGTCCGCCACGCTGATGTCCGTACCGGTGCAGTTGCCCGCCTGCGTGCGGTCCATGATGATGTCGGTCGCCGGTTCGGCGATTTCCACCCAGTCCACACCCGCCACGCGCAGCACCGCCCCGTAGGACTCGCGGCGCACGCTGCACCCCAGTTTTTTCTGCTCAGTGAGATAGGCAGCAAGCCGCTCCTTTGCCGCCGCCAGACAGGGCGCGGCAGTCACGCCATCAAACAGGTGCAGTTTCGCCTGCACGCGGTAACTGAATATCGCCGCTGCCTGAACCGTCACGCGATCCGCCACCGGCCGCACACTTTCTGCATTCAGCGCCCTGCCCACAATGCCCAGTAAGTCAGCAGAGGCCAGACCGTCATCCTCACGGCTCAGGACAGTGATCAGCACGTCAGCCGGTGACGGACTGGTGGCGGATACGTCAGCCACGCGCCCGTCTGCACTCTTCGCATAAAACTCATAGGCCGCCGTGGGTCCGGCCACGGACAGGCCCTCAAAAGCGGCGGGGACACGAAGGCGCAGATCGTCGTCAGACTCCATCACGGCATCAACCGGCGGCACGGCCTCCGTATCCGCTGGCGTGATGGTCAGGCGTGCAACGTTATTGTTTGCGGCCAGTTGTTCCAGATCGCTGCCCAGCGCATAGGCCACCATCACCGCCTGAGCCGCTTCGTTAATGCGCTGACGCAGCAGGATTTCGCGGTAAGTACTCTCCTGAAGATTCTTGACCAGCGGGTCAGACTCCAGCGCCAGCACGCGGCGCACCGCGTCCTGTTCGTCTGCCGGATAGAGTGCGGTCAGCGCCTCTTTACGCTCCGCCAGCAGCACCTCGAAATCAGGCACCGCCACCACCTGCGGTGCAGGCAACTGCGAAAGGTCAATTACCGCCACTCGTCACCCCCGTCTGCACAGTCATTGAAACCGGTGAACCGTCATCACGCTGGCCGGACAACGCCACCTGCATTACGCCGTCAAAACTGCTGGTAATCTCCACCGAATCCAGGCGGATGCGGGGTTCCCAGCGGCTCAGCGCGGAATAGGTCGCGGCCATCACCTGAAGACGAATAATGTCGTTTTGCGGCTGGTCAAGCAGAACCGAAAGCAGCGAGCCGTAACTGCGCCGCGCCAGTCTGCTGCCCTCCGGCGTCATCAGAATGTCCCGCACCGACTGGCGGATGTGGTCAATATCGCTGATGGCCTCACCGGTATCCCTGTTCATACCCTGGTACATACTCACTGCGGCCCCCCGGTATTTGCCCCACCTTTTTCAACGCCGCCATGCACATGGGAATCCACAACGACGCCATTTGAACTCATCGCCCCGCCTCCCTGCGTCACGCCGCCGTTCATCACCACCGCGCTGTTAATCCGCGTCTGGTCAGCGGTCACGATGAACTGGCCGGTTTTCAGTTCTATGCTGTCTGTCGCTTCAATCAGCACGCTTTTAATCCCCTTAATCAGCCAGCGGCCGGTGGCGGGTTCATACTCAAACCAGCCGCCGTCTGGGTACGCCGTCACGCTCGCCTCTTCAGACTCCGAAGGCGGCGCGAAGGCGTCGGAATAAACGGCGGGCAGCGCAAATGCGGTTTCCAGATTGCCGCCCATGCTGAGTAGTACCACCTGCTCACCCACGGACGGCTTCCACCAGGTGCGTGAGTTACCTGCGCGCAACGTCAGCCAGTTAATCCAGTTAGTTTCGAGGTCGCCCGTTTTCACCCGGCAAAGCCAGTTAGCCTTATCCACCTCGGAAACGGTCCCGGTGCGGATCAGGTTAGTGATAAGGCGCATGATTTCGGTCAGTTGTGCATTCATACTGGGAGATTGCCACTAAGAAACATTAACTGGCAGTTGTGGGTATTGTGAGAGGCGTGGTACAAAGGTTTACCTGTGCTGACTCATGCATAACCTAAAAATTTTTCTACTATGAACTCAACCGAAGCTGGCAATTTGATTTCTATTAGAAGCGGAAATTACAAACTTTGAGACGTATCAGTTAATGCATCAGGTTTAATAATTCACATCCGTGAGAAAGAATTGAAGTTATGATCTAGCTCAAAAATCATCTCTCATATCAGACATATAAAGTTGTAATATCAATGTCTCTTGCAATCAAAAAAGGGGTTTAAAATGCCAATGTATGCAAATAAAAGCGGTAAATCGGGAGTGCAGTCCTATGAAAATACTTCCGACGCTATAACAATACACTTTAAAGATGGATGGAAGTACGTTTATGATGCTACTAACCCCGGGATTGCGACTGTCCTTGAGATGAAAAAACTAGCCCAAGCTGGGATTGGTTTGAATAGTTATATAAGTAGAGTGGTCAAGAAAAACTTCTCCCGTAGGTATCGTTAGCTGAAGACCTGAGGTGGATATATGATCAGCCCTCATAATTCATTACTTTTTTATGCTCATCCATATTGCACCAATTTAAGCCACTAAGTAAGTCAAAGTTCAACTATCGCTTGTAGCCATTACCCAAGTCTTCTATCTGGCAGGTTTGTTCAAAAAACGGCGATGAAATAAGCGGTGCATATTTTCTAGATTTAATCAATCGAATGAAGATTGAATACTGCATCTGCGTGTGGATGAATGACACTTTAAATTTTTAGAAAAATAGAGGGATACTTATGTCGGGTTTTCATAACTGGCTGTTCGAGATAGCAGCTAAGAATCATTTTCTCTACATAAAACGGCTGTCCGCCAATGACACCGGCGCAACAGGAGGTCACCAAGTTGGGCTTTATATACCCTCAAACATTGTTGAAAAGCTTATACCTTCAATCAACCACACTCATGAACTTAATCCTTCCGTATTTCTCACAGCGCATGTCTCATCACATGAGCGCCCAGACAGTGAAGCGCGGGCAATATATTATAACAATCGTTTTTTTGGTGGCACCAGGAATGAGAAAAGAATCACACGCTGGGGAAGAGGAAGTCCACTCCAAAATCCAGAAAATACTGGAGCCCTGACCCTCCTTGCCTTTAATCAAGATGAACAAGGCGGTGACTGTTCGGGCGTGGACGTCTGGGTCTGCGTCAGCCCGGATGAAGAAGATGTTATTGAGTCTGTGATGGGAGAAGTAATTCCTGGAATGCTCATATCTGGCCCAGCCAGTGAAATTCTGGGTGGCCTGACTTTACACCACGTCCCAGTTAACCATAGATACAATATCCCTAACGCCTGGAAACAACAGTTTCCATCAGGAAGCGAGATAATCAGCTATGCAGCCGGACATTATGCAAAACACTCTGATGGTCCAGACGAACAGCTTGTTGACCGGCGTCGAATAGAGTACGACATCTTCCTGCTTGTAGAAGAACTGCACGTACTGGATATCATTCGGAAAGGATTTGGATCGGTCGATGAATTTATCGCACTAGCCAACTCTGTTAGTAACCGCCGTAAATCCAGAGCAGGAAAATCATTAGAGCTGCATCTTGAACATCTTTTCACTGAGCATGGCCTGCGTCACTTCGCCACGCAGGCAGTGACAGAAGGCAACAAAAAACCAGATTTTCTATTTCCGTCTGCAGAGGCCTATCATAACGTTGGATTTCCTGAAGAAAATCTGCGTATGTTGGCCGTTAAGACGACTTGTAAAGACCGCTGGCGTCAGATACTGAATGAGGCGGACAAAATTAGGCAGATACATCTATTTACGTTGCAAGAGGGAGTTTCTCAAGCTCAGTACAAGGAAATGCGGGAGGCGGGAGTAAGGCTGGTTGTGCCATATTCTTTACACAAAAAATACCCGGAAGCAGTGAGAGATGAGCTCATGACGCTGCGTGATTTCATTGTAGAGCTTATCGGACTTTACGCAGAACTGCCGTAAGTACTCCCGGCATTATTATGCCGGGAGTACTAATTATGCCTGCATTGACTTTTTAGTATCCGCAGACACGGCTCTGAGGATGTATGGTTCCAGCAGTTTGGCGACGGCCTCAAAGACAGGAACCACAACGGAGTTACCGAACTGCCGGTATGACTGAGTGTCAGAAACCGGAATACGGAAGGGCCTGCCGTTAGGTTCTTCAAAGCCCATAAGTCTCGCACACTCTCGCGGAGTCAATCTGCGCGGACGACATGTCTGGTTTTCTTCGTTCCTGAAGTCAGATTCACCCATGGCCTTATCCCAGCCACGGTCTATCAAAATTTCAGACCCATCTTTGTGATACCGAGCGGAAAGCGTACGAGCCACGCTTTCCGTGTTTTCAGGGTCAACGAGACCAAAGCCAAAGCCATTACCTTTTGCCGCATGCTTTTTGGCATAGTTGTAGAGGTACTCCCAAAGCTTCGGCGTCAAAATATATTTGCTGTCCACTACTGGATCCAGTAACTCGCCGAACGCCGGACGTCGTGCCGGATAAAATCGGCTGACATCGCGAAGGGTGAAACCTGTGTGAATATTCAGGTCGCGGCGAAAACCGACCAGAACGATGCGTTCACGGTGCTGGGGCAGGAAATGTTTTCCGTCGATGACTTTAGGGTCACTCTTACCTACATCAGTCGCATCCGCAACTTCGTAGCCAAGCTCGTCGAGCGTCTCCATGATGACTTTGAACGTTTTCCCCTTGTCATGGCTTTTAAGGTTTTTGACGTTTTCCAGAACAAAGATAGCCGGTTTTTTTGCCCTGATAATACGAGCCACATCAAAGAAAAGAGTCCCCTGCGCCTCACACTCAAAACCGTGCGCACGACCCAGCGAATTTTTCTTACTCACTCCCGCGAGGCTGAAAGGCTGACAGGGAAAACCAGCCAGAAGTACGTCATGATCTGGCACATGCTTGTCTATATAACTATAGGCCTGCGTCTCTGATACTTCCGGCTTATCACTAAGTGTAACTTCCCGGATATCAAGATTGAACGTATGTGCCTGCTCGTCATTAAACCAGTTCGCTTTATAGGTACGCACAGCTTCTTTATTCCACTCACTGGTAAAGACGCACTGCCCTCCGATGGCTTCAAAACCTTTACGTATACCGCCAATGCCAGCAAACAAATCGACAAAACGGAATGCATAATCTGGATGATTTGCAGGTGGTTTCGGAAGCATTTTTTTTAGCAGTGCTTCTTCGGCTGAAGTCAGTGATTTAGGGGAACATCTACCATTTATCCAACGGTTAAGGGTTTCCCGACTCCATTCGTTCTTGCCAACTTTTCTAAGCAACTCTGCCACATACTTCTGATCATAAATTTCCAATACCTGCTCAATAAGTTTTTTATCATTTTCCTGACGTTGTTTCTCTTCTACTTCTGCTTTCTCAAGTAAATCCCGCGCCAGCAGTTCAAATTCAGACATAACACCTCCAGTGGGTCTCATAGGTGAAACTGTATCACTCATCTGACCCAGATAGAAATCTTTTATCTGGATATTTAAACAGTACCTCTTTCATTCGCATTCATCGGCTATAAAAAGCAGTTTTAAGTAATGGCTTGACAAGTGAACTTTATAGCTGGACTCGATTAAAAGATAACCATTTATGACTATACGGAATATACCATAACAATTATGATACGTTCATGCACAGGCAGAACGTAAACCTTTTGTTCAACGCTGCCAGTCAAATTAGTTGATCCCTAACGGTAAGAGTCAGATCAACTTTGAGCTGACATCGTTACCCAGCTAGCCAGCGCATCAATAATTCTTTAACCGAAGCCTCAACTTCACCATTTATCCCCAGTAATGGACGCTCTGCATACTTCACTTCCCTACCCTGGCGGTTAACTTTTTCCCGCAAACCGTAATGATGCACACGGGCCATACGCTGCACTTTGTCGGTAAATGACACATCAGCCTGATTAGCATCGGCCTGCGCCTTGAGATACTTTGCCGTTTTCAGCTTAGTGAACATTTTACGCCGTATACGCCCCTTTTTCGTCCGGGCCGTTATGCGTCGTAGTTCCCATGCAGCGCCATCCGGGGCGCGCTGCGCTGTTATATTAGCCTGTTGGATTTTGCGCATGTCTCGCGCAACCTCACGTAACATCCGTACGCGTACCGCAGGCTCTAGCTGGCTTAACAGAGCCGCCAGCCAGGCATCGACCTGATGCAGGTCATCCATGCGCTGACGTCCAGAACACGTCCGGCTCTTCAGGCTCCGGCACGGCTTCAACCTGTATCACACCATCGATCTCACGGGCGAGCACGCGCTCCGTCAGTTTCAGGTTAATGCTGATATCACAGCGATCATTTCCAAGAATATCCACCTCAAACGTGAACAGCCTCTCCCGTTCTGCCGCGTTTTGCAGGGCATCCGGCTGATTAGCCCGGAGCCAGAACTGAATGGGGGCCATCAGCAAATTTTGATCGCCGGCAAAGTCCGTCACCACGATATTCAGCGTGTAACGGTATTCCCATGACACCGAGATGGCCGACGTGGCAACCAGTGAGCCGTTATCAACAAACAGGTGCAGACGATCGGGATTGGCCTGCACGTAGGGCACGGCACTGGTCAGGGCTTTTCGTAAGGACTGCGGCTTGTTCATCGTCTTTTTCCTGGCAGGTCACAATGGTATCCACCTTATCGGCGCAGTTTGCCCAGGCAGCCTCCGCCTCATCCAGCGCCGTGCTGAGGTCGCCATTATTTTTCGGCGCTGACGACGCCAGGCGGCACCGGGTTATTTTGGGACAGCCACTCACGGTAAGATTCACCTCCGGTGAATGCGGGCCTTGTGTGCAACCGGATAACAGCATCAGGCAGAAGGGTATCAGCCCAGCGGCGCAGCTCTTCATTTTCACGCTTCAGTTCCTCCGTCCGCCGCTGCCTGTCTCGCAGCAGCGCAGTATTTTTTTCGGCCACAGCGTACAGGTGCATCTGCGCCCGGCTGCTGGTCTGCGTCAGAACACCCAGCGCAATCAGCTGGCTGTTTTTCTGCGTCAGCGCCTGATTTTTGCTGCTCAGTTTCGTGGACTGGCTTTCAATCGTATGGCTGGCGTTATTCAGCCGCCACGACTGCCACCCAAACCCGACGGTTAACAGCGCAATGAGCACCACCATAAAACGCATCATGCTTCAGCACCCTTAAGGCACCAGAGGCGTTCCCGCGCACGGCGGTTATCCAGCCCCTTATCGAAAATGCCCCTGACGTACACCCAGCGGGGCAACTGGTTACAGGCATCTTTCCAGCGACCGGCATTAAGCAGCTTCACCAGCGTTGAGCCACAGGCGTTACCGGTGCCGACATTGAAAGCAAACGACACCAGCGCGTCATACACTTTTTGCGGCATCGCCACCGCGGCACAGCGCGCCAGGGCGGCCTCAACCCGCAGCACATTGGTAATAAAATTACCCGCTGCCTGCCGTTCCGTAATGGTTTTGCCCGCCACCACGCCGTGGGTGTTTCCAATCCCGTCTGTCCAGACACCCGCACTGCACTGATAGGGACTGAGGCGGCAGCCTTCGTAGTCCGCAATCAGCCTCATCCCCTCAACAGAGGTGTGCAGTTGCTGGAAACCGGGCAGCGTGGCAGCAATCGCCAGCACCACACCCACGGCGCAACGTTTAACGGTTTGCAGATTCATATTCCTCCCGCGTGATGCGTCCGCTGGCTAACAGCCGGTAGGTTTTACGCTTGTAGTACCAGCTGATGAACGCCATCAGGATCCCGAGGGCTATTCCGGCCAGCGTGCCGACATCCTTCAGATCCATCCCGCCAAGCCATGCCATGACAACCGCAATGCACCAGGTTATGACGGTGCTGATTTTCTCCATCATGATTCAGTCCCAAAGCTGAACGGTCTGTGAAGTTACGGCAGGTGCCACGTCCGGCAGCTCAACCTCAAGTCCGTGAGGTAAAACCGGACCATACCCGGCCAGGCCGGGATTCGCCTGTAACACCTGCTCCGTCACGCCCTGCGTGCGCCCGTAATGACGCCAGCAGAGTGCGTCCACCGTGTCATACTGCAACGCCCGCACCTTCATCAGATAAGCTCGACGGTGCAATGCGGCACATTCTGTACGCGGCTGATGGCCCAGCGCGCGTCGCGCCACAGGTCACCGGTGGCATTTTCCAGTTCTTCCCCGCGCTTCGCTGCGGCAGCGGTGGCGTCAAAGTCCTGATAGCGCTCGTTCAGCACCGCGCGCGCCCAGCACCACACCGCATTTTCATAGTGATGCAGGCGCACGCTACGCCCAGCCAGTTGCTCCGCCGGTACATCGGCCAGGCTGTTAAAACCGTTGATTTCCTGCCGCTCTCGCCAGGCGTAAAGCTCCGCGTTAACTTCTGACATGGCCGTGAGGGTGACCTGACGCAATCGCGCCGGGGTTACCGTGCCGTCAACGCGCATCGCCGCGCGGAAACCAGCCAGATCGATATCCGGCCAGAACGAGTTGTTGGGGATAATTTCTGGCATATCCGGTGCCTGTTCCGGCGTTACAAATTTCATTGCCGTGCTTCTCCTGAATAAAGTGGGCGGTGGACGGAGTTTTGATGCGGCGCTGCCTGTCTCCACCCCGTGCCGCCCCGCGCGTGGGCACGTCCGGTTATCAGCTGGCGTTACGGATTTTCCGCTCCAGCTGCTCAATGTCTTTTTTAACGCCGCACTTCTCGTCCAGCTGCAGGGCATGCTTCAGATGGTTCAGCGCTGACGCGGGGCTGCTTTCCGTCAGTACCCAGCCGATGGACTTGTGCAGGCGCGCGCGCGACTGGTCTGGCATGTCGTGCGTATCCACCACCTCCAGAGCCTCCAGCAGCAGCGCAGGATCAAAAGGTGCCTGCGCCAGCACGGCGGCCTTTGCCGCGTCGGCTATTTCCTCGGCCAGCACCGTCGCCGTGGTGCGATGTCCCAGCGGCATCACCCAGCCGTGCTTTAATGCATGACGGCCAATCCTCAGCGCACCGCCATAATCACCGGCGTCAACGCGCCAGAGCATCACGTACATCAGCACGTCGTCCTGCTGCGCGCCATCGGCGCTTAGCACGCCCTCAGCCCATGCGGCGTACTTCGGCAGCACCTCCACCTTGATTTCGGCCTTTCTGACGTTGGACTGAATGCCCTTGAGGCGGCGGCGGTCTTCGTTCAGCTGCAGCAGCATCAGGTCATAGCCCTTTGCGCTGCGACCGGTGCCGCCCGACCGGGCGGCCTCCTGTGCCTGCATAAAGCGCGTATGTGCGCGGAAAGGGTTGGTCACGGATTACGCTCCGGTGTTGGTGTCAGCTTCAGAGTTGCCGGTCATGGACTTCACCACGCTTGCCGCCACGGTAGCGATGCGCTCAATTTCCGCCTCGCTCATCTGGCCCGCTTCAGGCTCCGGCTCCTGCTCCAGCAGCTCGATGTTTTCCACCAGGCAGGTGCAGTCGTAATCCTCGACCACGTAAGCCTCGTTGACCGACTCAAGATTTTCGATGCGGTCACGTTTCGGGTTATCGATGATCGAGCGGCGGCGCGTCTCCTCCTGCCAGTAGATGGACAGGTTATCGAGCCGCGTGATCAGCAGCGCATTTGCCGGGAAGTATGGCGCGCGGACAGCCTGCAGGCCGCCGATGCGTTTCTGGCTGATAATCAGGTCAGCGGCAATCGCTTCGGTGTTAGGTTGGCTCTGATTGACCAGTGGAAAATACTTGTCGGCCAGCAGTTGGCGGCCGCAGATCACCACCAGTTCAGTGTCGTCCTGATATTGCACGCCTATTTTTTCCGTCACCGCGCCCATCACCACGGCATCTAGGTTACGGAACAGGCCGCCTTTGCCGACGGTGACTTTATCCGACACGACATTGCCGCTGTCGTCGATATGCTGGCCGAGCACCTGCGACGGTTTTTCCTGGCGGATTTTTTCCAGCCAGCCGATATTCACGTCCTGCAGCAGCGGGTTCAGCACGCGGTTTGAGGTTTTTTCACGCTTGAGGCCGTTGAATCCGATCATGATGCGGTCCAGCGCCTGACGCTTCACAATGGCGTCACGGATGCGCACCTGGAAATCGCTGAACTTCGCCCACATGTCCAGCTTCGAATAAGGCAGAGCCGTATCAAAGTTGGTCTGCGTGCACTTGTAGCCGTCACCGTCGATGTAGGTTGGATCGGTTGGCTCACGCTCTTTCACTGTGGTGTCGGTGGTGCCTGCAATGGTGGTGCCGATCCCAAGCCCCAGCCGTTCGCCGCTTTGTTCACCGACTGGCATGATATTAATAGCCTGCAGGAACACGGACGATTCCTGAATTTTGGTTTCCAGCGTCTGCGACACGGATGGCTCAATCGTGAATTTACTGTTCAGGGCAGACAGGTCGATTTTGTTGATTTCTGCCAGCACCGACATGTAAGCATTCAGCTTAAAACGGGTAGTATTTTTCATCGCTTCGCTTTCTCAGTTCGTTAATAAGGTTTGCCGCCGCCATATCAGCAGTCGGTGCGCACTTCGCCGCTGCCGCCGTTACCCGGCGTGCGCGGGCGGAGCTGCTGGCGGACATCTTCCCGGCTCAGTTGCAGCTGCAGTTCGCTGAAATCAGCCTGCAGCTTTTCGCGTTTCGTCACTTCCTCACCCAGCGCATCGCTGAAGTGCGATTTGAGGTTTTGGGCCTGTTCGCTAAGTGCGGCCTCCATACGCACGCTGAAGTCCTGCTGCTCGGTGGCAATCAGCTCAACCGCCTGATGTACGTCGCTGAAACGGGCCGCATCGCTCTGCTGCTGTTTGCTGAACATGGCTTTGATACGGGTGAACAGAGCGGGCTTTTCATCGGCCACGTCCTCAAACTCGATCACGGTTTCGGTAGCTTCGGTAAAAAGGTTGTCAGGATGCTGCTTGCGGTTTGCCAGAGGGTTTGCCCCGGCGCTGGCGCTGAACTGCAGCATTTCGGTGCCGAGGCTGGCCGGATCGTCGGTCACGGCCAGTCCAATCAGATACGCCGCGCCGGTGTCCGCGAATTCGGGGCGGATTTCCATTGAGGTGAAGATTTTCTGCATTTTGCCGGTCAGCATGACCAGTTCATCAGTCGGGTTAATCAGGGCATAAAGCCCCACTTTGCCTTTCAGCGGGCCGTCGCTGATTTCTTCGGCGTCCAGCGCCTCCACCACACCAAAGCGACGAAACGCGCTGTCAGGCGTGTAGCCCTTGATGTGCTCCATGTTGATCACGGCGGTGTAAAGTACGGGGTTGTAATTTGCAGCCATCTGCTCAAGCCAGCAACGCTCGATGGTGCGCCCGTCCGTGGTGGCACCTTCCACCCCGATACGAAAACGCTTTGCTTTTTTTGCCATTGTCCAGGCTCCGTTCAGAAAAACTCTGTGAGGCCCTATGTTTGCGGCGACGGGGGGATCGAAACAACGCGGCGACATTGTGCGGTAATCCACACAATAAGGGACGGCGGAAAAGGAAACGGCGGGGCCGTATTTTGGCTGCATGAACATGACACCCGGCCCCAACGACCTAGATCCCCGCAGGCAGGCTTTACTGCTGTACTTTCAGGGATACCGTATCGCCCGCATTGCTGAAATGCTGGGAGAGAAACCCGCAACTGTTCACAGCTGGAAGAAGCGCGACAGGTGGGGCGACTACGGCCCGCTAGATCAGATGCAGCTGACCACCGCCGCACGCTACTGCCAACTCATCATGAAGGAGCAGAAGGAAGGGAAAGACTTTAAGGAAATCGACCTGCTGGCGCGCCAGTCCGAGCGCCATGCCCGCATTGGTAAGTTCAGCAACGGTGGGAACGAAGCGGACCTGAACCCCAACGTGGAAAACCGCAACAAAGGCCCGCGTAAGCCCTTGGAAAAAAACCTGTTCAGCGACGAACAGATTGAGAAGCTGCAGGAAGTTTTTCACGGCTCGATGTTCCGCTACCAGCGCCAGTGGTGGGAGGCCGGGAATAAATATGCCGTCCGCAACCTGCTGAAGTCGCGCCAGATTGGGGCCACCTTCTTTTTTGCCCGCGAGGCGCTGATCGATGCGCTGACTACCGGGCGTAATCAGATTTTTCTGTCGGCAAGCAAGGCGCAGGCGCACGTTTTCAGGCAGTACATTATTGAGTTTGCCCGCGAGGTGGATGTAGACCTTAAGGGCGACCCGATGACGCTCAGCAACGGCGCGTGTCTGTACTTCCTCGGCACCAACGCCCGCACAGCACAGAGCTACCACGGCAACCTGTACCTGGACGAATATTTCTGGATACCGAAGTTTCAGGAACTGCAGAAAGTGGCGTCGGGCATGGCGCTGCACAAGAAATGGCGCGAAACCTACTTTTCCACGCCGTCCAGCCTGACGCACAGCGCCTATCCATTCTGGTCTGGCGGGCAGTTTAATAAGGGCCGCGCCAAAGCGGACCGGGTTAATATTGACCTCAGCCATCAGTCACTGGCCGCCGGACGCCTCTGTGAAGACGGTCAGTTCCGCCAGATTGTGACCGTTGAAGATGCGGTTCGCGGCGGCTGCGACCTGTTTGACCTTGAGCAGTTACGCACCCGCTACAGCCCGGAAGACTATCAGAACCTACTGATGTGCGTGTTCATGGACGATCTGGCGTCGGTGTTCCAACTGGCGATACTACAGAAATGCATGGTGGACAGCTGGGAGGTCTGGAACGACTTTGAGGCGCTGGCGCTGCGCCCGTTTGGCTGGAAAGAGGTCTGGATCGGCTACGACCCGGCGAAGGGCACGCAGAACGGCGACAGCGCCGGATGCGTGGTTATGGCACCGCCCGCCGTGCCGGGTGGCAAGTTCCGCATACTTGAACGCCACCAGTGGCGCGGTATGGACTTCCGGGCCCAGGCCGACGCCATCAGGACACTGACGCAGCAGTATAACGTGACCTATATCGGCATCGATTCCACCGGCGTCGGCCTCGGCGTGTATGAGAACGTCAAAGCCTTTTTCCCGCAGGTGAAAGAGTTTGTTTATAACCCGAACGTCAAAAACGCCCTGGTGCTCAAAGCCTACGACACCATCGCCAGCGGGCGGCTGGAGTTTGACGCCAGTCACCTCGACATCGCGCAGTCATTCATGTCTATCCGCAAAGCCACCACGGCCAGCGGCAACCGTCCTACCTATGAAACCAGCCGCAGCGAGGAAGTCAGCCACGGCGATTTAGCCTGGGCAACCATGCACGCGCTGGCAAACGAGCCGCTGCAGGGACAGGCGGCACACACGCAGAATATTGTGGAGATTTATTAAATGAGCAAACGCAGGAACCGCATCTGCACGCAGCCCGTGCCGCAGTCGGATAATATGACCAGCGGGGCAGCGTCTAAGGCGTTTACCTTTGGCGACCCGATTCCGGTGCTGGACCGCCGCGAACTGCTGGACTACGTGGAGTGCGTTATCAATGATCGCTGGTATGAACCCCCTGTGAGCAGTGACGGACTGGCGCGCACGTTCCGCGCCGCCGTTCACCACAGCTCCCCCATCAGCGTGAAGTGCAACATTCTGGCAAGTACCTTTATCCCGCATCCGCTGCTGAGTCAGCAGGCATTCAGCCGCTTTGCGCTGGACTATCTGATTTTCGGCAACGCCTACCTGGAGAAGCGGATCAGCCGCCTCGGTAACGTGCTGAAGCTGGAGCCATCGCTGGCGAAGTTCACGCGGCGCGGCCTAGACCTGGACACGTACTGGTATGCGCACTATGGCATCAGCACGGAACCCTATGAGTTTACGAAGGGCAGCGTCTTCCACCTGATGGAGCCGGATATCAATCAGGAGATTTACGGTCTGCCGGGCTATCTGTCAGCGATCCCGTCGACCCTGCTGAACGAGTCGGCCACGCTTTTCCGTCGCAAGTATTATCTTAACGGCAGTCATGCGGGTTTTATCATGTACATGACCGACCCAGCCCAGAGCCAGCAGGACGTGGACAACATCCGCAGCGCCATGAAAAGCGCAAAGGGGCCAGGCAACTTCCGTAACCTGTTTATGTACAGCCCGAACGGGAAAAAGGACGGCATCCAGATCATCCCGTTGTCTGAAGTGGCTGCTAAAGATGAGTTTCTGAACATCAAGAACGTGAGCCGCGACGACATGCTGGCCGTACATCGCGTGCCGCCTCAGCTAATGGGTATCATTCCGAACAACACTGGTGGGTTTGGCGATATTGAAAAGGCCAGCAAAGTGTTTGTGCGTAATGAGTTGATACCGCTGCAACGGAGGTTACAGGAGTTAAATGATTGGATTGGAGAAGATGTAATGCGGTTTGAGGTCTACTCTTTAAACTAAAAATAAGTATGAAAGAAAGGCGAAATTGATGCGCCTTTCTTTTATTGGAAACCAATCAAGGGCTAGATAATTGCCAATGCTGCTCAACAGACAACAATATTTGAGGCAGTTCTTTTAACTGGTTATAAATTCCTTCAACCACATGTTCATGTGTGCGTCCACGACCAAGACAGGTCCTTAATGCGCTATCCACACGAAACTCTCCTTGAAAGGCAATGCTCGCCTTATCATTTATATGATCGAGAGATAACTCATTAATAAGAAAGCAGATGACTTGCTCTAAACAGACAAATCTATTATTTAAAGAAGCTTCTTCAATAAAACCAGTTTCAGAAATGGCTTTTAAAAACCGCTTGTCACCTGAAAGTAATAAATCATGGTGATTTAACAAACCTTGCACTAAACGCATCTCACCTTCGTCAAGGTTATCGAAGCTATTTTGAAGGTTGATTAACCTTGAATCGGTGATTAGTTCTTCAAATAGTAAAAAATCACCTTGAGCTATACAAAGCTTGACGCGCTCAATAGCTTCAGTACCGTATCTGCGCAAAGATGCTTTACCGTTGAGCTGATACACTAATGTATCTAATACATATAACTGGCCATAGTTTCTTGTGAGTAATTTGCAACCATCAGCAAGCAAATCTAATTGGGCCAATTTCAGTACTACATCATTATCAAGTAATACAGCCACTGGCACTAAACCTCGATGTTGTTCATTTTGCAGAGCATTTCGAACTTATCTTCCGAAACCTTATCTTCGTCAACGTATTCCAAAAAGGTCCGGTTAGCTTGCTCAGCCCATGTCAAATGGGGATAGATAATGTTCAATGCGCTAAAGCAAACGGGATAATAGTTCCCACCATTTCGACCCATTGTCTTCGCATAGTTAAGAGCAACATGACCCGGATCAACCTGATTTAGTCGCGCGATACGAAGAGCGCCATCAGCTAGAACATCTGCAGTCACCCTAAAACGACTGTAAAAAGAAGCATCAGGGCGACCATTCAACAATTCAATAGCGAATGCATTTGCTTCTATTTCTTGCGGATTATCAACGTCATCTTCATTGATTTTTTCATCAATTAGTAATGAGTTACGTTCGAGGTGACCGCATGCAATATGTCCTAGTTCATGCGCCAAACTGAAGAGCAAAGCGCTAGCGTGTTTTTGCTTTTTTGTTAAAGCAATGACCGGACGTTCTGAAACTTTAATAGCAACAGCATCCATTTTTTTCCTTGCTGGAATTTCAGGCATATAAAGAACTGGAATCCCCATAGACCATGAATATTCCAAAAGTGCCTGATAGTCTACCCACGACTTGCCGCTCGATAATATTAATTGACGAATATCACTAGCAGGTGGAAGCTCATTGTAATCATTTTTTACAACTGTCGCAGCTATTTTTGCCATGCCGTCCACAACTGCAGTAGCAGCCTGAAGCTCTGCTACAGGTTTATTAGCTGCATGCTTATATCTACGAACTGAATCATTGAATCGCAGCGGTGTGGCAGGGTTAAGCACAGCATTAAGATCTAAATTGGCAAATTTTGCCAATCCTAAAATTACCTGCTGGCTGATGCTCGGTGACTGATTCAATGAATCGTCCCACCAATCAGGGAGTAACTTAGCTAAACCTTCAGCCAATCGTCCATCGAGGGTGCTGACTCGGTTTAAAAAAGCATTAAGAGGTTTTTGATGGATAGTTACAGTCATCTCTGCCCCTCCTTATGAAGTTGATTCTGATAGTTGATTTCTTGCCAGAGTATAACTGGTACCGGAACGCTTCACACGGGATTTCTTTATATTCCGCACATTGCCCAACTGCACATTAACTCTAAGCGCGCGCTCGTACCCCCGCCACGCCTGCCCGCTTTATGTAGCGGTTTTCATGCAGGCGCATGAGATAAGCAAAGTCCCGCCAAAACTGGCGGGACTCATCAAAAACGATCCTTAAACGATCATGCGAATTCATGCGGCATAGTCATGCACTACCGGGAAATCTCAAGGTCAGTGCTGCCAACCATCATCTTCCCATACATCCTGAAGGATTTGCATCACTCGCTTTTTGTCTTCATCCAGTTTTAGGCCGCTCAATTCAACTCCGTTAGCGCTGCCTTTGCGGATGCGAATAGCTGTTTTTGGGTATATTGGAACAAGGTGTTTATAGAGTTCTTCTTCCAATGCAGTGAGTGTTGCCGGACTGATGTTCTGTTCTTTATCGATCATGATTTCAACACGCATAAATCGTACCTTCAGTTCTTAAAGGGAGCGGCGGAAAAGATTACCGAGAATTGCCGGTTTCTTAACTCGGCATCTGATGCAATCTCGGCAATAAGGTTTAGTGCGATTTCTCGATCTCGCTCTTGGCAAACTCCTTCCGAAGCAAGTCTGGCAATCAATTCAACACGTTCCAACCTCACCCGCTCTCTTAAATCATCGTCCATTTTTCCCCCAAAGCAACAAGCACTGTACATAAATACAGTATATGGATTTTGTATCATTGTGAAATACTTTTTATCTTCAATCTGGATAAATCCTATTTCTTATCTTTTCGGCCAAGAGACTGCACCTGGCTAACAACTCACCAGCCACGTCCTTTTTTCTTGCCCGTAACAACTCACCCTGGGCGGTACAACTAAACCACTCGCCGCCAATCCGTGTTTCAGTACCGCCGATCAACCGCGCAGCCAGCCCGCAGCTAATTGTTTCACCAATAAGATCACGGATTTGCTCTATAACACGAGCGCAGGCTACCTCATTTTTGTCGGAACGCCTGAAAACCTTTGAGGCTTTTACCGGCTGCTTTGCCCTTATCCTTGTCAGTTGTCGCCGCCGTTCTTTCCTGCTCAAACTGCCAAAGTCAATTTCTGGCAATCTTTCCGGCTTCGGCGGATCCTCAGATCCCGAACTCCCCGTACAGTTATTGACAGAACTCCGAGAGGGCGCAGGCGCGCCCTTAAGGTCAACAACCAAATCAACGGCTCGCTTCGCGACAATCTTCCACTGTACGAGACGGGTTAATATCGGGGTATCATTACCAACAGATGTTGCGTAAACGCCTTTGATGCGTAGTGTTTCTTCACCATATTCGTTACATTCTTCTGACGACTGATACCAGGTGCGCACGGCCAGATCGTCACGGCGGACAAACGGCCCGCCTTGGGCATTGACGTATTCAGCCCAGTCACCGGCATCAGCAGCGTCATGCGCAGCAGCAAACTCCACACTCAGACCGTGCGCAGTCTCACTGTCATCCATGCGGCGCAGCTCGCGGTAAACCGTTACCGGCGCACCGCCCACAAACTGAAACTGGCGAATGTGCCAACGTGCTGCCCAAGCAGAAACGGCTGGCGCGGTTTCTTTCAACTCCTTTCCGCTTTCGTCATCCAGTTCACCATCAAGGGCGTAACCGTCGATGTTTTTTGAGATGTACTTAGCCACGTAGCCGGTGGCGCTGCCCTTCTCCGGATCGATAGCTTCAGCATGAAAGCGTGCCTTGCGGGCTTTATCCGTAATCAGCTCGCCGCTGTCCTCCTGATAAGCGTAATCCCGCAGAATCTGCCGCACGCAGTCAACGCTTTCAGGCAGCATAAACATCAGCATGTGCCAGTGTGGTGTGGCGTCGTGATGTGGCTCGGCCACGCGAATACCAAAAATGCGGATATCTTCACGATGCAGTTTTGCGCGGACTTTCTGCCAGACATTGCAGAGATAACGCTGTGTATCAGCCGGGCTGGCACCGTTCCATTTGCGGTTGCGATGGCCGGTTTTGATGGTGGCGTGATATCGTGACGGGGCAGTAATGGTGTAGAACTCCCCGACAAAGCCCATCTCATTGCAGATATTTTCAAAGCCGCGAATCCGGGTCATCAGCTCGCAGCGACGTATAGCGGGATTAGCCACGCTGCCGTCGTATTTCTCAATCAGGCTGATGCGGTTGCCCTCTTCGTCTTCCAGCTCCATTCCTTTGAGAAATTCACGGGTCCGGCGCTTCTGCTCACGCCATTCGATTACGGTCATGTTGCTGGCATAAGGCGTCTGCTTTTTGCTGACGTTAGCTAGGGCAATCTGCAGGTGTTCACGCCATGATGCCGCAATACGGCGCAGGCGACCTTTCCACCATTTCTCTGTCTGCATACGCATGATCGCCGGCGTCACTTCTTCCGGGTCGAAAAGACGAGACGTAACCTTGTCCCAGAGTGGCGGCGTCTGCTTAAGCTCGCAGGTGATAGCGGCTGCGGTCATGTAGATACGGTGGATGTAGTGGTAATTGGATTCATCGCTCCCCTGCCCGTGTGCCTGAACCATCTCAGCCAGTACAAAATTAGCGACATCCCCGGCCAGCAGATCAACATCTGCCCGTGCCATTTCAGGCAGTCGGTTAAATCTTCTCATCAGTTCCCACAGCGTACCGGCAGCAGATGCTGCCCGGCGGTTATCTCCGGCGTTATCAGTCAGCAAGGTAAACGTGCCGTTATTCATTTCGCCGAGGCGATACTGCGCATTTACCCGCTCAAGGCGTGGCAATGTCCGCTCAACGAAGGTTTTCGTTAAGTAGGCATTGGCCCGCTGAACGCCATGCTCTTTTTCCAGTTCATTCAGGCGGCGGTTAATGTCGATACGGACAAGCGCAGGTTGGGCTTCAAGTAACGCCTGCGCACGCGAAACTGCCGCGATCAGCTGATCACGGCGGTGGATTTCATCATAAGTGAGATATGGACTGGCGACAGCCTGCCGTGGAGCATTCCACGGCCAGACATATCCTTGTTGATTTTTATTTGCGGGTTTAAAGTCGCTACTCAATTCTGAAAATGGAGCATGAAATGTCAGGGCAGTCACCGATTACACGTCCTTATTACGATGAGCTGTTAAGTTTTGTTCCTGGCGCAGATGCTCCTCAAGCTGCTGTAAGGCTTTTATCAGCGACCGACATGTATGCCGCATGTGACGCGTTTTTGGAGCCGACGAGAAACTACGAAGCTGAGCGTTGGCTTCCCTCAGAATCCTGTCGAAATGAGATTGCTCGTCGCGTCCTATGGTGCGTCGAAGCAAAGTGGCCGTCTCGCGAAGAATGGAAAGAAGTTGTCCGGCGCGCATTGAATAACGTGCTCCAACCGATCCGGCACACCCATACACAAGGATTTCCTGAGTGGGACACACCGGAATCTCTAGAGTCAGATATTCACATTTCTCTTCAGGCGACTCGTCAAACTGTGGAGATGTTTGTTTTGGGCGATTCGCGATTTCTGCCAATGCCAACAGACCTTTTCCAGGTGCCCGGACATTTTGGCGAGTTTCTGGCAACGCTTGTTTCAGGGAAAATAAATCCGACATGGCTTGCGCGGGTTGATAGCAAAGATACGCCCGGTTGCCGCGATGGACAGTACCCGATATATAGCCACCGAAAAGCTTGATCATGGCAAGACCTCATTGAGCAATGTGGGATAAATCGAGGGATTGGCATACTTTACAGAACTACTAAACGGGCGGTTGACAGCAATAATTTCTTCAGCGCGCTTCCCCTTGCCAGCTGCTACGCCAATGCTGCGCGGGGCAGTGATCTGATGAAGGTCAAACTGACGATACAGGCTTTTAACAAGACTGGTGTTGCTGTTGGAAGCGATGACCGGGTGTCGGTTAGCCATATCACTCAAAACAGAGGCCAGCTCATATTGTTGAGTTTCCCCGAAGCCGCCGCCGTGGTAATCCGTAAAGGTGCCATGGTAAGGAGGATCGCAGTACACAACATCACCGGCTTTGACCATATTCAGGGTTTCAGTAAAGTCAGCACAGATGAACGTAGCCCGCCGCGCTTTTTCAGCGAAGGAGCTGATCTCGGCAAGCGGAAAATAGGGTTCTGAGTAGTTGCCAAATGGAACGTTGAAATGACCTTTCTGGTTATACCGACACATCCCACGATAACCATTACGGTTAAGGTAAAGGAAATAAGCAGCTCGATCTAAAAGCGGCAATCCGGGATGATGATTAAACATTTCACGGATAGTGTAATAACTTTCCTCTGAGCGGTTTTCAGCGAAAGTACGAAACGCAACGATAATAAATTGCTGCTCAAATTCTTTAATCTGGCGATAGAGATTAATCAAATCAGGATTGACGTCTGCCACCAGATAAGCCGGAAAGTCTGTATTCATCATTACTGCGCATGAACCTGCAAAAGGTTCAACCAGACGATACCCCTCTGGCAGGTGCTTATTGATTTCTGGCATGATACGGGACTTGCTGCCCGGCCATTTTAAAATGGTGTTCATAGTGATGTCCCGTTGTAATGCACATTTTTCAGTTCGTTGATTTCCTGACAGGCCACACAGTGGGTGACACCCTGTACAGCGCGGCGGCGGGCTTCCGGTATTGCCTCATCACAGGACAGACAAAAAAACTCACCAGCCCCGGCAGGCTGGCGCCGTGCGTTAGCAAGGTTGCGCGCCAGTTCTTCCTCAACGAGCAACTGCACCAAATCCATTGAGTCAGCCATCAGTGCAGCTCCTGTGCCTGGGTTTCAAATCGACTGGCCTCTTTATCCAGCAGTTCGATGATTTCTGTTGCCGACATTTCGTTCTTTCTGGCATGAATAGCCAGCGCGGCAATACGGATGGACACGGCCAGCGCATCATCACGACGCTGCTCACTTTTGGCTTTGCTCAGCAGGGAATTTAACGCGTCTGCATCGGCCTGATATTTACGTGTTTCAATATTTCTCATTGTTAAAACTCCAGATTAAAGGCAAAAGAATGCCCGGCGGATTTACGCCATTTATTTTCTTTTAGTTAATTAGTTTGGAAGCGTCAGCCTTTTGGGAAATAAACTCACGACTGCTCGAAAGTGATTCATGGCACCAATCAGTGCTTTTACCTCGTCACTCGTCAGTTCACTGTATTCAACGTGGTGACGTTCTTTATTTATATTTGCCAGAAAGAATATTGCGCCCAATGCACGGCAATTTTTTTCAAACTGCTCATCACGCTTATTACGCATTTCGTTAATAAAGCGTTTCAACTCATCATCACAATCGCCATACATCATAGTGCGAAGGGTAGCAATATGATTTAGCGCGCTAACACGCTGTCCGGCGTTCATCTGTACAATGATGCTTTCAGCTTTGTAACCCATGTTGCTTTTTTCCTTTTACCGTTTAAACCTGCCAGTAGTTCGGCCTGTGAGTTTGCCGGGTGCCAGCGCATGCCATCTTCTGCTGCAATCCAGCCGTGACCGAATGCGTGTGAGGGGCTTTGCCGCTTTAGTAGTGGTGCAACTGAAAACGCCATCACTTAAACCACCCCGATTGATGCACCGATACCGCTTAACACATCGGTAGTGCCAGCCATCGCAGGGTTTGAATGGACGCGGGTCTGAATGGCAATTGCGGCAAGAGTAAGACAACGAATACCGGTGTTAACGCTTTGAACAAAACCACGGCGACAGGCCGACGTAAATCGTTCCTGGCTGACAACTCCTGCGGCTAACTGCCCTACTTCAGCGGTAGCTTTGAGCACATAGGCTGGTAACTTCTCCGGAGCAACCTCGTTAACTGGCACACATGGCAGACATTGCAACTGCGCCAGCGCACCATCAATCAGAGTTGCATCCTCTGTAAGATCAGTAATCAATAGCATTTCTGCAACGGTTAGTTGATGAACCTGATCTGGGTTAAGTTTGTTGCGGAGAGTTTGCACTTTCATACCGGCCTGTTTAGCCAGCTCTGACATGTTGTGAGTAAGAGCAAACTTGCGGCAGGCCTCATCAAAGTGGCCATGGGTGGAAATCTCAAAATCAAACATGATTAGTCCTTGTCTAATATATAAGATTTATTACGCATTAAGCGAAATATCACATTCGCTCAGCGCTTGAATGGTTAGTGCGGCCATGTTGATTTCGATTAAGCCTTTCTTCTGCAAACCTTTTGGCTTGATTGGCAGCTTACCGTACTCAATTAGGTTCTTAGCTGTTTCCTTATTGGTCCCAGTGCGGCGACAATACTCGTCAAGAGGCAGATATGGCTCAGGGATGATGATTGTAATGCTAGGGCGCATAAGGCAAACTCCGGTTTAGATTGATACGGCAATATCAGTCAATATAAGTTAATGTCTAACACAAAATGGAGATTAGCTAGATAATGTCTACAAGTCAACTTTTATAGACAATATCTAGCTGGAAATTTATGGCTAGATTTCGCATAAACGCCGACGCAGATAGCGCCCCAATCCTTGATAGAGTGATCGAAGCTTATGGATTTACTCAAAAGGGGCATCTTGCTGATCACCTGGACATAGCCTCAAGCTCACTAGCTGCACGCTATAAACGTGGCGGACTCCCAAGCGACATCATGGTTCAGTGCATGATTGAAACTGGAGTTTCATTGGAATGGTTGCTAACCGGTGTGGGTGAAAAGGCAAATGAAAAACCTACAGATTCAGCCAGTGTAATTAGAAAAAATCTAATTAACGGTATCCTAAGTGACGGTGGATACATTCTGCTCGATAGGTCTATCTTTCTTGAGCCTAAGCAACTCCCGCAAAAGCCAAACATGATTGTTGATGCAGGAATTCAGTACGTGGTTGATATGGATGATAGAGCCGTTAGTGATGGTATGTGGTTGGTCAATGTTGAAGAGAAGGTAAGCGTTAGGACTTTAACTCGCATCCCAGTTAGGAAACTACGAGTCGAAGGGGCGGGGGCTGTGTTCGATTGCAGCATTGATGATATTGAGATATTGGGAAAAGTGGTTCTCACCATTCAATAAGATGACTGTTAGAAAGCTTAGCTCCGGACAATGGGTCGCTGACTTTTACTCTGTAAATCGGAGTGACGGTAAAGAAGGGAAGCGAGTCAGAAAAAAATTCGCCACTAAAGGCGAAGCTTTAGCATTCGAAAATTATACGCTTCAAAAGATAGAGGATTCACCCTGGCTTGGAGATGGAAAAGATCTTCGCCGCTTGGCAGATTTAGTTCACCTATGGTTTGACCGCCACGGGATCACCCTTTCAGATGGTGAAAAGCGTAAAAGCACCATGCTGTGGGCTGCCGAGTGTATGGGTGCGCCTTTAGCCTCGGAATTCAATGCGCAGCTTTTTACTGCATATCGAGCTAAACGCCTTAAAGGTGAGTTTGCCCGCACTAAGCGTATTGCACAGGTTTCTCCCCGAACCATGAACCTTGAACTAGCCTATTTTCTGGCTGTATTTAATGAGCTAAAAAGGTTGGGTGAATGGTCTCCTCCTAATCCGCTTGAAAACGTGCGCCAATTTCGCATTGATGAAAGTGAGATGTCTTATCTGACTGATGAGCAGATTGAGCGACTACTGGAGGAATGCCGGAACAGTACAGCTAGGGATTTAGAAACGATAGTGAAAGTGTGCTTGTCGACTGGTGCGCGCTGGGGTGAAGCTGAAACTCTGAAACGCTCGCAAATCACCCCAGGCAAAATCACTTTTATTAAGACCAAAGGGAAACGTAATAGAACCATACCCGTTGACCCAGCTTTGCTTGAGGAATTACCAAGGAAGCCAGGCGCGATTTTCACTCCTTGTTACTATGCCTTCAGAAATGCTCTAGAGCGCGCTGAAATTGAATTACCTCCCGGACAGTTGACGCATGTTTTGCGCCATACTTTCGCCAGCCACTTTATGATGAATGGTGGCAACATTCTCGTGTTGCAAAAAATCCTCGGACACACCGACATAAAAATGACAATGCGTTACGCACACTTCGCTCCGAACCATTTGGAAGAGGCGATCAACTTAAACCCATTAAAGTGTCGCAAAAGTGTCGCAGCAAGTTAG